GTAGCGCAGATCATCAACGGTGTGTTCAGCCAGTTACTGGCAACTTTCCCGGCGAGCCTGGCTAACCGTGACCAGAACGAAGTGAACGAAATCCGTCGCCAGTGGGTTCTGGCTTTTCGGGAAAACGGGATCACCACGATGGAACAGGTTAACGCAGGAATGCGCGTAGCCCGTCGGCAGAATCGACCATTTCTGCCATCACCCGGGCAGTTTGTTGCATGGTGCCGGGAAGAAGCATCCGTTATCGCCGGACTGCCAAACGTCAGCGAGCTGGTTGATATGGTTTACGAGTATTGCCGGAAGCGTGGCCTGTATCCGGATGCAGAGTCTTATCCGTGGAAATCGAACGCGCACTACTGGCTGGTTACCAACCTGTACCAGAACATGCGGGCCAATGCGCTGACTGATGCGGAATTACGCCGTAAGGCCGCAGATGAGCTTGTCCATATGACTGCGAGAATTAACCGTGGTGAGGCGATCCCTGAACCAGTAAAACAACTTCCTGTCATGGGCGGTAGACCTCTAAATCGTGCACAGGCTCTGGCGAAGATCGCAGAAATCAAAGCTAAGTTCGGACTGAAAGGAGCAAGTGTATGACGGGCAAAGAGGCAATTATTCATTACCTGGGGACGCATAATAGCTTCTGTGCGCCGGACGTTGCCGCGTTAACAGGCGCAACAGTAACCAGCATAAATCAGGCCGCGGCTAAAATGGCACGGGCAGGTCTTCTGGTTATCGAAGGTAAGGTCTGGCGAACGGTATATTACCGGTTCGCTACTAGGGAAGAACGGGAAGGAAAGATGAGCACGAACCTGATTTTTAAGGAGTGTCGCCAGAGTGCCGCGATGAAACGGGTATTGGCGGTATATGGAGTTAAAAGATGACCATCTACATCACTGAGCTAATAACAGGCCTGCTGGTAATCGCAGGCCTTTTTATTTGGGGGAGAGGGAAGTCATGAAAAAACTAACCTTTGAAATTCGATCTCCAGCACATCAGCAAAACGCTATTCACGCAGTACAGCAAATCCTTCCAGACCCAACCAAACCAATCGTAGTAACCATTCAGGAACGCAACCGCAGCTTAGACCAAAACAGGAAGCTATGGGCCTGCTTAGGTGACGTCTCTCGTCAGGTTGAATGGCATGGTCGCTGGCTGGATGCAGAAAGCTGGAAGTGTGTGTTTACCGCAGCATTAAAGCAGCAGGATGTTGTTCCTAACCTTGCCGGGAATGGCTTTGTGGTAATAGGCCAGCCAACCAGCAGGATGCGTGTAAGCGAATTTGCGGAGCTATTAGAGCTTATACAGGCATTCGGTACAGAGCGTGGCGTTAAGTGGTCAGACGAAGCGCGACTGGCTCTCGAATGGAAAGCGCGATGGGGAGATCGGGCTGCATGACTATCAAATCAAATACGCCAGCACACGACAAGGACTGCTGGCAAACGCCGCTTTGGCTTTTTGATGCACTGGATATTGAGTTTGGATTCTGGCTGGATTCGGCAGCGAGCGACAAAAACGCTCTGTGCGCTCACTGGCTAACTGAGGCTGACGACGCGCTAAATTCTGAGTGGATAAGCCACGGTGCAATCTGGAATAACCCACCGTACAGCAATATCAGGCCGTGGGTGGAAAAAGCCGCTGAGCAGTGCATACAACAGCGACAGACGGTAGTGATGCTTGTGCCAGAGGATATGTCTGTCGGATGGTTCAGCAAGGCTCTGGAGAGTGTTGACGAAGTTCGTATTATCACTGATGGACGGATTAATTTTATCGAACCATCGACAGGGCTGGAGAAGAAGGGAAACAGCAAAGGCTCCATGCTGCTGATTTGGCGACCGTTCATTAGTCCTCGACGGATGTTTACTATCGTATCCAAAGCGGCATTGATGGCGATCGGGCAGGGCGTCAGGAGGGCGGCATGAGGCGACAACGACGAAGTTTCACCGACATCATCTGCGAAAACTGCAAATACCTTCCAACGAAACGCTCCAGAAATAAACGCAAGCCAATCCCAAAAGAATCTGACGTAAAAACCTTCAACTACACGGCTCACCTGTGGGATATCCGGTGGCTAAGACATCGTGCGAGGAATACAAGGTGATTGACCCAAATCGAAGTTACGAACAAGAAAGCGTCGAGCGGGCTTTAACGTGCGCTAATTGCGGTCAGAAGCTGCATGTGCTGGAAGTTCACGTGTGTGAGCACTGCTGTGCAGAGCTGATGAGCGATTCGAATAGCTCGATGCACGAGGAAGAAGATGATGGCTAAACCAGCGCGAAGACGATGTAAAAACGATGAATGTCGGGAATGGTTTCACCCTGCATTCGCTAATCAGTGGTGGTGCTCTCCAGAGTATGGAACCAAGATAGCACTCGAACGACGAAGTAAAGAACGCGAAAAAGCGGAAAAAGCAGCAGAGAAGAAACGACGACGAGAGGAGCAGAAACAGAAAGATAAACTTAAGATTCGAAAACTCGCCTTAAAGCCCCGCAGTTACTGGATTAAACAAGCCCAACAAGCCGTAAACGCCTTCATCAGAGAAAGAGACCGCGACTTACCATGTATCTCGTGCGGAACGCTCACGTCTGCTCAGTGGGATGCCGGACATTACCGGACAACTGCTGCGGCACCTCAACTCCGATTTGATGAACGCAATATTCACAAGCAATGCGTGGTGTGCAACCAGCACAAAAGCGGAAATCTCGTTCCGTATCGCGTCGAACTGATTAGCCGCATCGGGCAGGAAGCAGTAGACGAAATAGAATCAAACCATAACCGCCATCGCTGGACTGTCGAAGAGTGCAAGGCGATCAAGGCAGAGTACCAACAGAAACTCAAAGACCTGCGAAACAGCAGAAGTGAGGCTGCATGAATATCTACGAAAGAATTGATGGCAGCAAATACCGAAATATTTGGGTAGCTGGCGACCTGCACGGATGCTACACGAACCTGATGAACAAACTGGATACGATTGGATTCGACACCAAAAAAGACCTGCTCATCTCGGTTGGCGATTTGGTTGATCGCGGTACAGAGAACGTCGAATGTCTGGAATTAATCACATTCCCCTGGTTCAGAGCTGTACGTGGAAACCATGAGCACATGATGATTGATGGCTTATCAGAGCGTGGAAACGTCAATCACTGGCTGCTTAATGGCGGTGGCTGGTTCTTTAATCTCGATTACGACAAAGAAATTCTGGCTAAAGCTCTTGCCCATAAAGCAGAAGAACTTCCGTTAATCATCGAACTGGTGAGCAAAGATAAAAAATATGTCATCTGCCACGCCGATTATCCTTGTGACGAATACGAGTTTGGAAAGCCAGTTGATCATCAGCAGGTAATCTGGAACCGCGAACGAATCAGCAACTCACAAGACGGGATCGTGAAAGAAATCAAAGGCGCGGACACGTTCATCTTTGGTCATACGCCAGCAGTGAAACCACTCAAGTTTGCCAACCAGATGTATATCGATACCGGCGCAGTGTTCTGCGGAAACCTCACATTGATTCAGGTACAGGGAGAAGGCGCATGAGACTCGAAAGCGTAGCTAAATTTCATTCGCCAAAAAGCCCGATGATGAGCGACTCACCACGGGCTACGGCTTCTGACTCTCTTTCCGGTACTGATGTGATGGCTGCTATGGGAATGGCGCAATCACAAGCCGGATTCGGAATGGCTGCATTCTGTGGTAAGCACGAACTCAGCCAGAACGACAAACAAAAGGCTATCAACTATCTGATGCAATTTGCACACAAGGTATCGGGGAAATACCGTGGTGTGGCAAAGCTCGAAGGAAATACTAAGGCAAAGGTACTGCAAGTGCTCGCAACATTTGCTTATGCGGATTATTGCCGTAGTGCCGCGACGCCGGGCGCAAGATGCAGAGATTGCCACGGTACAGGTCGGGCAGTTGATATAGCCAAAACAGAGCTGTGGGGGAGAGTTGTTGAGAAAGAATGCGGAAGATGCAAAGGTGTCGGCTATTCAAGAATGCCAGCAAGCGCCGCATATCGCGCTGTAACGATGCTAATCCCAAACCTTACTCAACCCACCTGGTCACGCACTGTTAAGCCGCTGTATGACGCTCTGGTTGTGCAATGCCACAAGGAAGAGTCAATCGCAGACAACATTTTGAATGCGATCACACGTTAGCGCCATGATTGCCACGGATGGCAACATATTAACGGCATAATATTGACTTTTTGAATAACTTTGGGGAAACTTGACACCAATAATGGGCGTTTTTTACATGTCATTGATGAGTCTCAATAACCTGCCGCCGAGTAGTTTTTATGCTCTGAATTGTATTTGTGTAGTAAACATGCTGACTGCAATGTAATAGAGTTTTTTTAGCCTGTAACCTCTTGACGGCATTGAATTGCTTTTGTTATGAGTTGTAAGCCAATGTTATCATCTTGTATTGGGGTGGTTATGAAGGATGGTGCGCTGCTCAGGAGTTCTTCACTTTTTATTGCCTACATGGGATGCCTTGGATGGGGGAGTGCTTATTTCTATGGATGGGGTACTTCTTTTTACTACGGCTTCCCATGGTGGATTGTAGGTGCAGGTGTTGATGATGTTGCCAGAAGTTTATTTTTTGCAGTTATCGTCATTGCTATATTTCTTATCGGTTGGGGTATTGGTGTTGTATTCTTTTTCGCAGTGAAAAGAAAACATTCTATGCAAGAGCTAAATGTATTTCGCCTTTATTTTGCTGTGGAATTATTGTTTGTGCCGGCAATTATTGAGTTTTCTATATTGAGACAGAAGATTCAGGTACCTCTTTTGCTACTGTCAGCAGCGATTGCGCTGGCGGTTACAATTTCGATAAGATCTTATGGGCGATTTTTATCGGTATCATGCTTCTATGATAAGCCATTTATAAAAAAACATTTTTTTGAGATTGTGATGATTGCTTTTGTGGCATATTTCTGGCTTTTTTCATTTCTGACAGGATATTACAAACCACAGTTTAAGAAAGAATATGAAATGATTAATTATAATGATGGTTGGTATTATGTTCTTGCTCGTTATGATAATTGTCTGGTTTTGTCTACTTCTTTTAATGCAGGTAGTAAAAGGTTTGTCATTTATCAATCAGCACAAGATAAGAATCTTCAGGTTGATATTGTAAGGACCAGAATTTAATTGGCTGCATAAATAATATTTTAAGTTGCAAGTTGGCTATTCGTAGGAATAGAACCTTAGGCATGCTGAATGCGTTTTCTGAACATTGTTTTATAAACTGTGTCTGCTTGCTGTTGTGATCCTGCTTTTAGTGATGGTGATGATGGATTTCACCAGCAGGATAATGTTGGTACTGACTGATGGCGCTCTGGTCTGCGGCATTGTGGTATTGCTGTGGCCGATGATGAAAGAACAGAATGAATAATTCTTGACTTTTTTGTTTACTGTTTATTAAAAAAACAACCGCATGGTGAATCCTCCTTGGAGGGGCTAAATGATCGAGTTTTAAGGGCACGTAGCGAGTTCTGTTTGATCATTGCAGAACTTAGCGGGAGGCGCCATGCGTACATCACTAATGTTATTTCCTTCTATCATTTTCCTTGTGAGTTCTGGCTGCGCATGGCGCGGCCTTTTTTTTATGACCTGCCACTGGCAGATGGTCATCCTGTGATTTGATTCCGGTTCCGGCTTTTTAACTCTGTTCCTGTACACGGGAGAAATTCTATGTCGATTAATCGTTATGATATTGGTTACAAGAAGTACCACGTATTGTGTTGAGATAGAAAGCCTGGTGCCAGAGGTAAATGCAGCAGCATAATAAAAAAGAGCCAGCGCAGAAGAGAACGGGTAAAAGAGTCTGCGCTGGCGTGGGGATATTCCCCGTGGAGAAATGATATGTAACACACATCGGGAACCTTTCTATATAAACATTATCATTATTGTCAATCATAACAGTCAGGTATTATGACGTTTATGCATCAGGGCCATCAGGAATTAACTGGTGGCTTTTTATTGTTGTCAGCTTCCGGATAACGGGAGACGGGGTATGTACCAGATGGAAAAAATAACAACAGGTGTGTCATACACCACGTCAGCGGTGGGGACGGGATACTGGCTACTGCAGTTGCTGGACAAAGTCTCCCCATCCCAGTGGGTGGCAATAGGCGTATTGGGTAGCCTGGTGTTTGGCTTGCTGACGTATCTGACAAACCTTTATTTCAAGATTAAAGAAGATAAGCGTAAGGCTGCGAGAGGTGAATAATGTCGCCATCATTACGCAAGGCTGTTGCTGCTGCTATTGGTGGTGGGGCTGTTGCCATAGCGTCTGTGCTCATCACTGGTCCGAGTGGTGACGATGGCCTGGAAGGTGTCAGCTACATACCATACGAAGATATCGTTGGCGTATGGACTGTATGTCACGGACACACCGGAAAAGACATCATTCCCGGTAAAACGTATACCGAAGCAGAATGCAAAGCCCTCCTGAATAAAGACCTTGCCATGGTCGCCAGACAAATTAACCCGTACATCAAAGTCGATATACCGGAAACAACGCGCGGCGCTCTTTACTCGTTTGTTTACAACGTGGGCGCTGGTAATTTCAGAACATCGACGCTTCTTCGCAAAATAAACCAGGGTGATATCAAAGGCGCATGTGACCAGCTACGTCGCTGGACATACGCTGGCGGTAAGCAATGGAAAGGCCTGATGACTCGTCGTGAGATTGAGCGTGAAGTCTGTTTGTGGGGGCAGCAATGAGCAGAGTAACCGCGATTATCTCCGCTCTGATTATCTGCATCATCGTCTGCCTGTCATGGGCTGTTAATCATTACCGTGATAACGCCATCGCCTACAAAGAGCAGCGCGACAAAAACGCCAGAGAGCTGAAGCAGGCGACCGCCACCATTACTGACATGCAGCAGCGCCAGCGTGCTGCTGATGTACTCGATGCTAAATACACGAAGGAGTTAGCCAATGCGAAAGCTGAAAATGATGCTCTTCGGCGTAAGCTTGATAATGGTGGTCGGGTGCTCGTCAAAGGAAAATGCCCTGTGCCAGCCTCAGCCAAAACCTCCAGCTCCTCCGGCATGGGCAATGAGGCCACCGTCGAACTCTCTTCAGTTGCTGGACGAAACGTTCTCGGTATCCGGGACGGAATTATCCGTGACCAAACAGCACTGAGAACGCTTCAGGAGTACATCAGGACGCAATGCCTGAAATAAATTTTTTTGCAAATCACAAAGTCAATTTAATGAGCCTCGCGATGCGGGGCTTTTTTATGTCCGCAGTAAACGCGCATCTCACGCGCATATTAACGAGAGCCTTTCAGTAAGCGAGCCTGAGAAATGCCGTTATAGGTGGCGACCTCTCTCGGGCGGCTTTTCTGTGAGACAGGCTCACTTTCTAAAAGGTAAAGACGCTATGAATAATCATTCAGTTATTCCAGCCTTCGACTTCCGAGAAATGGTGCAAGCCAAAAACGGAGAGGTCGTTACCACATCCAGAAAAATTGCCAAGTACTTCGGCAAGCGACACGGTGATGTTCTCAGGAAAATCGAGCAGGTTAAGGCTGATTGCTCGCGTGAGTTTAGCCAACGCAATTTTGCGTCGGCTGATTATATCGATGAGCAGGGCAAGGTTCGCCCGATGTACAGCCTGACGAAAGATGGCTGGATCATGGTTGTGATGGGGTTCACCGGGAAAGCTGCTGCGGCAATCAAGGAGAGCTATATCGCAGCATTCAACTGGATGGCAGAGCAACTGAGCCGCCGCATGGCAATTGGCGAAGAAATGCAGCACCGCTACGCCATCAAAGAAACACGCTCAAAGCTGAAAGGTACGATCGGCAGTCGGTTAATGAACGAACGGAAGAGAGAGAAGCGTGTCCTGGCTGTCGAGCATGAATACATTTTGCAGGTGACACAGCCTGAACTGCTGATTAATTGAAGATGTCATTACAAAGCCTATCTACGGGTGGGCTTGATAATGGCTTATACCCTGCACGGGATAACTTAACTGATATCCCTTTTAACGGATAAAGGTATTCAGGCCAGACACATCATGCGCTGTATCGTCGCCGTATTCCCGCATTAACCATGACCGTAGCCCGACGGGGAACTCCTCTGCGTGAGTGTGCGGGAATAATCAAAAACGATGCACACCGGGTTTTACTGTGCTGACAGACGCAGGGTTACCCTCATAGTCGCTTTTCCGGTGCGATGGTGGAAGAAACCGGGATGTTCATCCATCATCACTTTGGATTGATGTATATGCTCTCTTTTCTGACGTTAGTCTCCGACGGCAGGCTTCAATGACCCAGGCTGAGAAATTCCCGGACCCTTTTTGCTCAAGAGCGATGTTAATTTGTTCAATCATTTGGTTAGGAAAGCGGATGTTGCGGGT